AATGGACTCATTGCATTGTCTGGTTTATGGGTTTACAATCTCGTTTTGCCGGCAAAAGAATAGCGGAAAACCTGCCCCGGGAAACCTCTGACGGAAATACTGCACTGTTTTAACTTGATTTTTCTTCGGACGAAGAAATCATACTGTCAATCATACTTGGAATGACTCGTCACGGCTGTTATACTGCCGGTTCAGTAATGCTTGCCTGAACATCGGCGCATATCTTCTCCGGGCAATGAAGCGCATGGGCTGCTCACGGCCGTTGTTTTTTCGGTGCGAAGGTAAGGCCGTCGGGAAGCTGCAAGGCGCAGTGGCTACTGCCTCCTTGCATTCGTTCCCGGCTTTCTGCCTTGGCTCTTGCACGTAAAAACAAGTCCCTCTGGACGGGTGAAAGCCCGACGGCAGGGAAAGAACAAGAAATCTAACATTTTAATTCTCGAAACGATGAAACAGATTATTTGGTCGAACGACAGCTATTTTGACGACAAGGCAAGGGAGTATTACCAAGACTGCCAGCGTGAGTATTTGGAAGATGACGGCTACACAGTGAGCGATGAAGAATGGGGTGAGGAAGTGTACAGTTGGCTCGATGACGAGCGCATGAACCTCAATGTGCAGGTGGACGGCGTGATAATCGCCTTTGGCGACTTGGGATTGTGGCGCGGCCGCAGGCAGGGCTACCAGATTTTGGGCAGCAACCTTGCCGACATCTTGCGCAGCTCATGCGATGACAACGAATGGTACGGCGACGGCTACAACATCCGTGCCCGACTCACGCACCACGACGGCACGAACTATGTGCTTTACCGGGTGGCGAAAAGCCGGGAGGATGCCGAGCGCATTGCCGACAAAATTTACAACCTTGAAATTGACGAGAAGGGTTTCCGCAAGCTCACACGTTCACTCTATCCCTATGTTGCCGATGTCTATGGCTGGAAAGTCAGAGGGCGCAGACCGGCGTAAAAGACAGGAAACAAGAAAGGACAGCCGTTCTACCTATATGGCATGACGGTTGTCCTTCATTTGTATAGCGGGCACTATTGGCCAACCTATAATTACATCATTTCTTTTGCATCCCAATCATTTTGCTTGCATTTTTACTTCATATTCGTTATTTCGGAGAATTTTACGTCATAAAACAAGCAAAACATTGTTTTTCGGCATCTTCTTTTTGTGGACTAAAATGTCATTGAGATTTTGGCCGGCTTCATTAATATGTTTCAATCTCACGATGTCAACTTCATCTGTCTATGCACGTGGTTTTCTACAGCTATGAAGCCGGTTTAATGAGCACTTGAAGTCGATTCGGTTTTCTATGTCGGTTTCCCAGTAAGGTGGAAACGTCCGTTCCCCTCTTGTACGGACATAGGAAAAGCCCTCCCTATAAGGAAGAGCTTTTCATGCACCTTGTTATAAGCGGCTTAATGGCCTTAGCCTATGTTCCGGCTTCCGTCCGAACGGAATTTATACATGCCCGTTTCATAGGAAATCCGCCCTAAGACTATCCACTTGTTCAGACCTTCTTTGTTTGCCCATTGCGTGTATTTCTGTTGTATGACGATCGGGTTCACCCTGACCTTCGGGGCGTTTTTCCACTCTTCGTCTGGAATCAAGGCATTGGCGGCAAACTCATTGGCGGCTTTCTCTTCGGGACTTTCATGGTCGTAATCGGGTATGCTGAGCTTGCAGTCAATCTTTGGCTTGCCAGCATAATGCAAAAAGATATGTCCCACCTCGTGCAACAGTGCAAAGGCAAAATTGTCTATCCGGTCATATCGCTTTGTCAGTACGATGCAGGGGATACCGTCTTCGATGAACGAATACCCGTCCACCGAGGCCTTGTCCACTTTCTCCACGATGCAGAATGCAATTCCCGCTTCCGACAATATTTCCTTTACCCGCTGCTCGGTCGATTTGTTGGCATGCAAGGCAACAGCCAGTTCCGCAACGAGGGCATCCTTGTTTGCCATCGAGAACTGCCCCCTCACTTTTTGGCTTCTGACTTGCGACTCTGCCAGTATCTTCCAAGTCATAAGCATTCTGGCATCTTGCCCTGTCTTAGCCGATTTCTTGAACATGCCCGCCGTCGCCATTTTCAATTCCGCAGGCTCTGGAAGGCGGAGTTCATCGGCAAGGAACTTTACCTGCTCAACGGCCGACAATAATTCCCGCCCCAGTCTTTTAAGCAAAGTCTTTATATCGAATGCCTCGTTGTACTGGCTAAGCGTGGCATTTGCCACCAATTCCTCCTCGCCTTTCTTTTCAATCACCGACAGGTCATGGTCGTATTGCGTCTGCATATTGACTAAAGACACGGAGGAGATGCCGAGTGCCTCCTCAATCTTGTCAGCAATGGGCTTCGTCATGGGACGCTTGCCTCTGATCAGCTCGTTCAGATGCGACTTCTGCATCCCAATCATAGCCGCAAAATCCTTTTGGGAGATATTCCTTTCTTCCAATTCATACCTCAGAATGGTACCCGGATGAGTTGCCGTCCAAGGTGTACTGCTCTCATTTTTTGTTACCATAATGATCATTGTTTAATTCTATCAATGTTATTTCAAGTCCAGTATCCGTTTCCCGGAACAGCAACCGCTCAACCCTGTTGTTGAATATGCGCACAGAACTCATGGATATGTGTTTAAGTTGCTCGTAGTGCAAGAAACTGTAATCCTTCAACCGCGAAACGTGTTCTACCCCACGCATCAGATTGTATATGTCTGTCAGTTTACGCATGAACTTCTTGTCACGGGAAATCTTCTTATATTTTCCTGCGTTTGCCCCATTTAGGATAAGCTCCCGCAAGTCGTCGTCAGTAATTTCTACTTTCATTATGCCATATAGCAATATTTTGTTTTTTGCAAAGATACGAATAATTCCCAGTAAAAGGGAACTTTGAGAGATGTTTCGACTAAAACATTGTGTTTTTACATTTATTTAACTGAGACGCAGCCTTACGGCATCTTTTTCTTCCCGACAAGGATGTCATTGAGGTCTTTGTAGAGCGGACAGGCTTCCATCATGTCATGCACGGTGTCGCCTTTTAGTTCCCGGAGCATGTCTACCACACGCCGCCCGGCATCGTCATTGTCGAGATAGCAATAGATGTGCTTGTAGGCTTTCAGCCGTGGCAATGCCTTGGGCAAGTTGTTCACCGAGTTCAGCACCAACAGGTCTGCGCCATAACAAGGTACGGACAACCGTTCCATTTTCCGCAAGGTCAGAAAGGACAGGTAATCCATGAATCCCTCGAACAGACACACGCTCTCCGTTTGCCCTTGGGAAATCAATGACACCGCTTTCGGGGCAATGCACCCCTTATAATAAGGATTGCGAATCTCATAACCGCCTGCCCCGTTGGGGAAAGCGATGGCATAGTAACTTTTCCCATGACAGGTGTAACGTGCTTCCCTGCATTCTTGCTTGGCTATTTCCCTGTCTATGCCCCGCTTAGACAGGTAGGAGAGCAAAGGAATGGATGCCAACGCTTGCAACCGCAGGTTCTGGAATGCGGCCGCTTGCGGTTGCTTGCCACCAGTAGCGGAAGGTTGCGGATGCGGCATGAATGTCCGTGCCTTCAAGGGCACGGCAGGAGCCGCCTGTTCTATCATCTTCAATACTTTGGAGATGTTTGAAGTACGGTACACCAATAATGCAAGGTCGATGATGTCGCCACTCTTGGTCGTACCAAAATCATACCACATATTGCGGTTCTTGTTCACTTTGAAGGACGGATCTTCGTCTTCACGGTAAGGTGCGTGATACCATGCGGACGCTGTGGTTTCCTTGATCGGCCGTATGCCGATGGCCAGCAGAAAATCCACGATGGCTATCTGTTTGATTTGCAAAATATTCATATTATTCTGTTTCTATGTTTGATGAATATTGGAGTGGATATAACCAAGTTTACCATATATATACGCCCTGCGTAAACTAAACCTGTTCCGCTCTCCACTCTATCATTGTTGGCGGTGGAATGCCAGTTTACCCCGTTTGTCATATATATACGCCCTGTGTTAAACTAAACCTCTATGCTCCCAATCTTCCATACCGGGTTGTGCCGGGATAGAAGTTCTCCAAGTTTATCATATATATACCCTCCCATTAAACTAAACCTCTTTGTGGTCGGAGTTATCCCCATTGTTCAATACTTCCGGCAGATAAACATAAGCCTTGTCCTTTTTGACGATGACGCCCCTGCCCATCAGGTACTTGTTCAGTTCAATGCAGACATTGCGCCCGCGTTTGAAACCGATTTCTGCATACCCCTGCCGCAAAGACTTGATGAGAAGTCCATATCCAACAATCGGGCCGCTCCCGAATGCAACTTCCAACGCCTGTGCGTGCTGGGCATCCGTGATTGCCTCAGTCGTAGGTTTACGTTCCTGTGTGAAAGCGTAGTCCTCTACCAGTTCCGGCAGAGCCTCGCGGTTGATGCGGAATGCGAAAGGTAGGAACTCCCTTTCCCGGATGTGCATCGCCTTGACCTCGCTGATGTTGCCATCAAACTGGCTTTTCGTCACTTGAAGGATGGTTTCTGCCTTGTTATTCAATTCGGTACCGATATGCCCCCGCGTGTTGTCATCACCTTTGTTCAAGTGCAATACGGTATGAATGTGCAGGTCGTGCATACTCGACCAGCGCATCAGGTCGTTTATCAAGTCCACGGACTCGCTGGGGCTGTTGATGTCGTACATCAGGTCGCGGATGCCGTCTATCACGACAAAGCCTATCTCCGGGTCGGAAGCAAGCGCATGGTTGATGATTTGCCTCCGCTGCTTGGGACTGTACTCACGCAGCATGAAGAATACCAGCCTGTCCGTTTCCCGGTCTGTCGGCATCCCGGCCAGTTTGAGGATGCGCTCCAGCACTTTGTGGCAGTGGCATTTGCTCTGCTCGGTGTCCACATACAGCACCTTGTGTTTCCCTTCTGGCAGGTGAGCCTTGTAATGCAGGATATTTTTGCCTGACAAAGCCGACGCCACAATGGCGGCGCAGTTGAAGGTCTTCTTGCTCTTGGGCTTGCCCACGGACGCGCTGAAATTTCCGAGCGTGGCGATGGTGATACCGTCCACCTGCACGATTTCAGGAGGGTAGGCGTATGTTTCTGTCACCCGCAGCCGGATAAAACTCAGTATCTGCTCGTAAGCCTGCCTGTCGATGTCTTCCGACACCGGTATGATTCCGTGTGTGTTCATGGCTTTTTCCCTTTCTTCATTTGCTGGCTTCCAGTTCCCATGTTCATTCCGGCAAGAGCCGCCTGCCGTTCAATCTCCCTGTTTGACAATATCGGATTCCGGCGTTTCCAGTCGTCCAACGCTTTCCTCTCGAAGAAGATGTGTTTGCCGTTCGGCTTGGAGAACGGAATCTCGTGGGTGGACGTGAGGCGGTATAGATGCCCGGTGGATATGTTCAGGTACTTGGCCGCTTCTTCCACGTTGAATACTTCCTTTAGTATGTAAAGCTGCCGTTCCACTTCCTCAAACCGGGCAATCAATGCCTCCAATGTGCCAAAACGGTTGATGAACTCCTCTATGACCGTTATCTTGTCCAATACGCAGTCAATGTCCTCCATCCGTTTCAATATGGAGTGGACGGCTTCCACCCGCTCCAATGTTTCCAAGAATCCTGCTTCCGTCATACGTCCATTCCTTTAAGTTCCACTTCCGTTGCTTCAACCGGACAGGGCAATTCCCCGCTTTCATGGTTGCGGCACAGCCAACCGTCCAATTCCCGTTTGCTGAAAAACAGGAGTTTCCCGCTGGGCTTGTAGTGCGGCACCTTTCCCGTTTTTGTCAGCTTGTAAAGCTGGCTGTCCGAAAGTCCAGTGTAGCGGCACGCCTCTTTGAAGTTGAGCGTGTCCTTGATGCAGTACAGCAGCTTTTCCACTTTTTCCACCTGCGCTTGTAGCAGACTCAGTCTCAACAGGCAGGACGGGCATTCCACCCGTTCTGCCTGTTCATTCGTTGCAGTTCTTTGTTGTTCCATCATTCTCGCATTTTAAGTTGGGCAATGAGGGGGCACCCTCCGAAACTTTTTTCGTTTCAGAGGGCGAAATTAGACTCTTGCTTCCAAACGGTTGTACGAACAACAGTTACAGTTCGGAACTGTTGCTCCAACTATTGCTGTTTTGCCTTGTCATTTGCTGGCTGTTCCGTCATTTGAAAGCTGTTCTTGCACTTTTTGGATGCATTCCCGGATTTTCTTCTGCATACTGTTTGGGGTGTTTTTCGCATGGGTCAGCGCATTCGAGAACTGCTCATGCCTCAAGGGCTTGTTACCCTTCGGGCCGAGTATGCTTCCAGCCTGTTCCAGCAAATTCTGCCAACGAGGAAGAATAAGCCCGTGCCGGCACAACTGGTCGAAGAGGTAAGCGAGCATCCTGTTGTTGCGCGACCGCAGCGGAACAAGCAGTTTGCCATCCAAAAGAGAACGCAGGATGGATGCGTCAAGCACTTCCACAAACACACGAGCCTCATTGGCACAATCGGCAATGAGGCTCAGTTGGTCATTGTCAAGGCAACAGCCCAGCGACAAAGAATGGTTCTGCTTGGATGGGATGGACACGGCTGCACCCGCTTCTTGCCCCGGAGGAGCTTCCGTCGTGTAGTACAAGTGCAACAAGTCTTTCAGGGTGGCATCATCGGGCGTGCCCACTTCAGAGAACTGCACAAGGAGGTCTTTCCGTGTGAACAGGATTCCTTTCAGGATGCCGAGACTCTTCCGGTGCTCGTTCAATCCCGCCGCATCCCGGCGGTCGGTGTGGTGGTGGCTGTTCAAAAAATCTTCAGCAAACAGCTTGTACAGTTTTCCACCTGTCACGACCTCGGACTTGTACATGGTTACTGCTTCCCTGAGCAGGGAGTTCAGGTCACTTTGCAATACACGGCCTGCATGAGAATTGGCACAGTTCGCCTGTCCTTTTTTTAAAAGCAGGCATCTTCTTACGCTTTCTAATCATACTATGAAAAAATTAAAGGGTTATTATTACTGGACGAATGCGTTATCCAACAGGGAAACCGCATCGTTCTTTTTGCTATTGATGATTCTGGCGTAGCGTTGTGTGTGCCTGATGGTGGTATGGCCGAGCAGCTGGCTGGTCGTGTAAATGTCAACCCCGGCGGTCAAGGCAAGGGTTGCGAATGTGTGCCTGGCCACATGAAATGAAAATTTCTTATCAATTCCGGCGTTTTTTGCCCAATCGCTGAGCACGTGTTTGTACCAAATGCTTAAGGTGGGAAACACCGGGTCTTCAGGCGAAGCGTCGCCTTGTTCCGGCAACCATTTCCTTGCATTCATGTTCAATGGCAGGTACAACAACACACCCGTCTTGTATTGGGTAATCTCAACCTGCCATTTCCCGTTGTTCCGAATGATGTTTTTCCAACAGAGCAACTTAATGTCCATGATGCGCAAGCCGCAAAAGCATGAGAACAGGAAAGCTGCTTTCATGTCCGGCCTCCGGCACGGAGTCTTTATGAGACGCTTTACTTCATCCACGGTAAGATACTCACGTTTGGTCTCTTTTCCGACAACCATGCTGCGCTTTATCCCTTTATAGGGCGACTTTTGCAACAAGTTTTCTTTGACGGCATAATTGAGTGCGGCACGAAGGTAGTCCATGTGCATGAAAACCGTTTCTTTGGCAAGTTTCCCATGATCCCGCGTGTAAGCCTTCCTTGCAAGCAGCCGCTCCATGAAGCCAAGCAAATAGTCCCTGTCCACTTCAGCGAGCGTGACCGTGCCATTGTACTCTTCCAATTCCGCAATGGAACGGTTTATCCATGTCGAAGCGGACTTGGAGCCGCCCCGTTTCATCACATAGTCATGATAGACCCGCATCCAGTCGGTGAACAACATCTTCGCCTTGTATGAACGGTCGGTGATACCGGCCACCTTGTTGGTCAATTCCAATATCTTTTCCGATTTTATCGCATTCGCCGTGGCAAGCGTGTTGGCATTTTGGATTTTGGAGGCATAATCGGTTTCAGGTACCAGATACAGTTTGAGGAACTGGTAGCTTCTTCTTCCATCATGGTAGATGTCCAAGTATATGGAAGTGTTCCCGCTTTTCAACTTGTTGAATCGCAGGCGGACAGGTTCTTTGACCTTTACTTGTTTCTTGGGTCTTGCCATGTTTTTTCCTCTGGTTAGTTGTTTTTCATTCAAATAGTCTGTCTATCATCAGTACGGCTGCTTCTTTTTTCGCATCGACAATTTTTGCGTACACCTGCGTGGTTTCCACGTCCCTGTGGCCTAACAGTTGGCTGGTGGTGTACAGGTCCGCGCCTAACGTCAGCTCCATCGTTGCGAACGTGTGCCTGCTCATGTGATAACAAAGATTTTTCTTTATACCTGCCGCTTTGGCCCACCGTTTTAGTACAACATCCAAGGTCGTTGTGAACGGGATGGAAAACACGTGCTCTTCAGAATTACCACGTTGTTCCGGAAGATACCCTTGCGCCTGGGTGCTGAGTGGCAGATAAAGCATATTGCCCGTTTTCCGCTGGCATACTTCAAGATGAACCTTCCCGGCTTCCTCGATCACGTTTTTCCACAGCAGAGAACGCATGTCACCAAGCCGCAGCCCGCAAAAGCAAGAGAACAGGAAAGGGACTTTCACGTCTTCACGGCAAGGTGTGGCAATCAACAACCTTACCTCGTCGATGGTCAGGTATTCCCGTTTCTTCTGTTCCCCCTGTATGGCATTTCGGTCAATGGCCAATCCGGGATTGACAGACAAGATACCCTCGTCAACAGCAAGGTTCAGGGCAGAAATGATATAGCCTACATAATTGCTGATGGTCTTCTTGGCAAAAGGCTTCTTGGTACGTTTGGCTTTGGCAACCTTTGTCATATATTCCACAAAACCATCCAGAAATTCTTTGTCCACATCGCACAACCGTGCTTTCGGGTCATATTTCTGGAGTTGGACCACAGTGGAATGAACGCTTGGCTCCAATCCGCGTTTTCCATTTTGCTTCCTTTGTTCCATATATATATCCATCCAGTCTATTAAACGCATCTTGCCTTTCTCGGACAAAACATGCGGTTGCTTTTTGTTCGTGATATCGATGATGCGTTGTGACTTGATGGCATTAGCCGCTTTGAGCGTATGCTCATTCTGCGCTCTCGCCTCTGCGGAAGTTTCTGGTATAAGGTACAGTTTCAAGAACTCATACCGTCTTTTCCTCTCATAATATATGTCGAGATAGATGGACTTGTTCCCATTCTCCAATTCCTTAAAGCGGATTCGGACGGGTACAGACTCTGATTTCTTTGTACGTGCCATAACTTCCTCCTTGGTTATTTGTTACTGCTTGTGCAAAGATAACAAAACCCATCCAAAATACCAAGAAATGACTAACAAAAAAGTAACATAAAAGACGGAAATATCTGCCGACTAACGAAAAACAAATAGAATATCCATTTAGCATATTTGTTTGTATATCATTGGTATTCATTATAATCTATGATTTTAATTATATCTATTTACTCATATATACCCGTTTTGTATATAGCCCGGCATGCCTGGGCAAGCATAGCCAAAAGCAAAAACATCTCTGTATCTGTCATCAGTGAAGCTATGGGACATGACTCCGAACGCACGACACGCATCTACCTCGCTTCTTTAGATACCTCTTCGGTAGACAAAGCCAACAAGCTAATCCTCACTTCCCTGCTATGACATCGGGAAACATTTCCAAGAGGGTATGCCGAAGTGACTATTGACAGTCATTGGACCCTGTCTGCCCGAACGGACATGAAGAATCTCCTGCCGACCTGTGCCTGTGGGAGATTCTTCACTCAGTTCAGAGCGGTGGCAAGACTTTGTTCCGACAGGCCTTTTTCTGCCTTTTCTCCCTTTCTTGTGTTTACAAGTGCAAAAGCAGCACCTCGAAATCAAAAACTATGTTATAAAACATACAAAATACGGCGTTACTATTTGCAAGTTCGGAAAATGCCCGTATCTTTGCAACGCAATTGAGAAATTGCTACGATAAAAGAATTGATAAATTTTTCATAGGCTAAAGATTTGGATTAATAGGTAATTAGGTAAAAGGTAAAGATTAAAAATTGTAAGTTTTCAAAATAGGTAATTGAAGTTTGTTTTTAAAGGTAAAAGTAAAGATTGATTTTAGGTAACATTTGGATGTAAAAAAAAGAAAAGCCTTTATGGCTTTTCTTCAAGGAGGCGAGGGGTTCGTGAGAACTGACTCGTTTTTTTGTATCTGTTCGTTTCGTAACTTTCACAACACTCCTTTCGAACTGGGCAGTTCCAGATGATACATGTCCCGCTTTACCGCCATTTTCAAGGCGCGGGCCATTGCCTTAAAGATGCCCTCTATCTTATGGTGCTCGTTCTGCCCCTCTGCCCGGATATTCAGATTCATCCGGGCTGCATCGCTCAACGACTTGAAGAAGTGCAGGAACATCTCTGTCGGCATCTCGCCAATCTTCTCCCGGTGAAATTCAGCATCCCACACTAACCAGGGACGGCCGCCAAAATCCAGGCACACCTGGCAGAGACAATCATCCATAGTCACGGCATATCCATAACGTTCCATGCCGCGTTTACTTCCCAAAGCCTGATAGATGCACTCACCCAACACCAAAGCCGTGTCTTCAATGGTGTGATGTTCGTCCACCTCCCAGTCTCCGTCTGCCTCTATATCCAAATCTATCCCGCCGTGTTTTCCTATCTGCTCCAGCATGTGGTCAAAAAAGCCCAACCCTGTGTGGATGTGACAGATGCCATGTCCGTCCAGGTTCAGGGAAACGCGGATGTCTGTCTCATGGGTAGTACGTCGCAACACCGCCTTCCGCTCGCCGGCTATAAGGAACCCCGCCACTTTGTCCCAATCGGTAGTTGCCAGGGCGCAGACGGCTTCCAACCCTTCACAAGCCGACAAGACCGATGGGTCTTCCTGCAAGAAAATGGCACGGCATCCCAGGTTCTTGGCCAACTCCACATCCGTCGGGCGGTCTCCTATCACGAAACTGTGCGCAAGGTCATAATCGGGATTATCCAGATACTTCACCAACATGCCTGTGCGCGGCTTCCGGGTAGGAGCATTGTCGGCAGGCATGCTTCGGTCGATACATATATCGTCAAACACGATGCCCTCCCCTGCCAGCGTTTTCAACATCAGATTGTGTGCCGGCCAGAAGGTCTCTTCCGGAAAAGAAGCCGTCCCCAAGCCATCCTGATTTGTCACCATTACAAACTCAAAGTCCAGCTTGGAACGGATAAGCCACAGGTTGCGCATCACCTTGGGATAAAATTCCAGCTTTTCCAGCGAATCCAGCTGATAATCCAAGGGGGGCTCAACGACCAATGTGCCGTCTCTGTCAATAAACAATACTTTTTTCTTCATACGCAGTCTTTTCATAAACTTTCTTGGCAAGTCTCTTGGCTACAAGTCCACAAGAGGCTTTATACACCATACTTTCGCAATGCTTCCAGCAATGTCTCGTTCTCCATTTTGGTACCTACCGTGATACGCAGGCAGTTGCCACACAAGGTCACAGTGTGGCGGTTGCGCACGATAATGCCTTCACCGACCAGATAATTGTATATCTTCACAGCATCGGTGACCTTCACCAAGAAGAAATTGGCATTCGAAGGAAACACTTTCTTCACACACGGCAGACGGGCAAACTCCTTTTCCATCCGGTTGCGTTCTTCCTTCAGCATATCCACCCAACGCTCTATCTCATAATAACGGTGCAGCATCTCCATGGCCTGCTGTTGTGTCAACTGGTTGACATTGTAGGGGTATTTAATCTTGGTCAGGATGCCTATGATGTCTGCCGAAGCAAAGGCCATGCCCAAACGGATAGCCGCACACCCCCATGCTTTGGAGAAAGTCTGCAAAACGACCAGATTGGGAAACTCTTCCAGGCGTTTCAAAAAAGAAGGGGCATCGGAGAAATCGTTATACGCCTCGTCGAGCACCACCAGTCCGTCGAAGTTCAGCAGCAGACGTTCTATCTCGGCAGGGTCCAGGTCGTTACCTGTCGGATTGTTGGGCGAACAGAGAAAGACAAGTTTGGTATGTCCGTCGGCAGCTTCCAGCAACTTGTCCGCCGAAAGATGGAAATGCTCGTCAAGCAATACCTTGCGATACTCCACCTCATTGATTTCAGCGCACACCTGATACATGCCATACGTAGGCTCTATAGCCACGACATTGTCCCGGCACGGTTCGCAAAATGCACGGAACATCAGGTCGATGGCTTCATCACTTCCGTTGCCCAGGAAGATGTTCTCCGGAGCCACGCCCTTCAGTTTTCCCAAAGCCTTTTTCAGGTCCCATTGCAGGGGGTCTGGATACCGGTTGTTGGGGGTATTGTAGGGATTCTCATTGGCATCCAGAAAAACAGATGCCGCTATTCCTTTATATTCGTCACGCGCCGAAGAATAAGGCTTCAGCTTCCAAATGTTGGGGCGCGTCAGTTCTTGCAATGTTTTCATGTCCTTTCAAAAATTAGTCAATGTTTAGAGCTTCCTCTGCCCAACCGGACTGCCACCGCATTACGGTGTGCTTCCAACTGTTCGCCGGCAGCCATTACCTCTATGGCCGGCCCTATGCGCTGCAAGCCTTCGGACGTAATTTCCTGAAACGTCATTTTCCGGATGAAGCTGTCTAAGCAGACACCGCTATACGCACGGGCATAACCGTTGGTGGGCAAGGTATGATTGGTGCCCGACGCATAATCGCCAGCACTCTCACACGAATAGGGTCCCAGAAAGACAGAACCGGCATGGCATATCTGCTCGCCCACACGGGCATAATCGGCTGTTTGAATGATAAGGTGTTCGGGGGCATAGGCATTGGTCAGTTCGATGGCTTCCTGCATGTCGGCCACACACACCAACTTGCTGTTCTCCAACGAGCGGGCAGCAATCTCCTTGCGGGGCAGAAGATCCAACTGGCGTTCCACCTCCTTCACTACCTCCCGGCGCAAAGCCTCCGACGTCGTAACCAACATGGCCTGACTGTCCACTCCATGCTCTGCCTGGCTAAGCAAATCTGCTGCCACAAAAACAGGATTGGCCGTTTCGTCTGCCAAAACCTCTACTTCGGAAGGGCCGGCAGGCATATCAATGGCCACATCATGCAGGCTGACCAACTGCTTGGCTGCAGTAACGTACTGATTGCCGGGGCCAAATATCTTATAAACACGGGGCACACTCTCCGTCCCGTAGGCCATGGCTCCGATAGCCTGTACGCCTCCGGCTTTGAATATCCGGCTTACGCCCGCCACCCGGGCAGCAAACAACACTGCCGGATGCACCTTGCCGTCGCGTCCGGGGGGAGTACACAGCACGATTTCCCGACACTCGGCAATGCGTGCCGGCACAGCCAGCATCAACACCGTACTGAACAGTGGAGCCGTCCCTCCGGGAATATACAGTCCTACCCGCTCAATCGGCACCGCCTTCTGCCAGCAAGTCACCCCGGGTTGTGTCTCCACCCGCTTCCCTTCAAAGCGTTGGGCGGCATGAAAAGCCTCAATATCCTGCTTGGCCAACAGAATGGCTGCTTTCAGTTCTTCACTGACCGCCTGCCCGGCTTCCTGCATTTCGTCTTCCGTCACCGCCAGCGAAGCCAAGGCTACTTTATCGAATTGTTCTTCATATTCCAGCACGGCCCTGTCGCCTTCGCTTTTCACCCGGCAGAGGATGGCGCGAACCGTGTCAAACAAATGTTCGGTGTTCATCACCGGACGCTTCACGATGTCGGACCATAAGCTCCGCTCCGGATAATCTATCTGTATCATATCTTTCTGTATTTCTAATCGGGTCTGTATTTACAATATCATCTTCTCGATGGGCAATACCAGGATGCCTTCTGCGCCCAACGACTTCAGCTTTCCGATAATTTCCCAAAAGCATTTCTCGTCAAGCACCGTATGTACAGAGCACCAGCCTTCCTGGGCCAAAGGCATCACGGTGGGGCTTTTCATGCCGGGAAGCACCGAGATAATCTGTTCCAGTTTCTCTTTCGGAGCGTTCATCAGCACATATTTCTTGTCTTCGGCAGTTTTCACGGCATCCATCCGGAAGAGCAACTCACGCAGGATGTCCTTCTTCTCCTCGCTCAAATGCTTGTTGCCTATCAGCAAGGCTTCCGACCTCATCACCACTTCTACCTCTTTCAGGCTGTTGCTCACCAATGTAGACCCCGAACTTACAATGTCGAAAATCGCATCGGCCAATCCGATGCCCGGCGATACCTCCACCGAACCGGTAATAACGTGTATCTCTGCCTTTACCCCTTTTTCCTTCAGATAGCTGTCCAGAATGCCCGGATAGGATGTGGCAATTTTCTTGCCGTCGAACCACTCCACCCCCTTGTATTCTATGTCTTTGGGCACAGCCAGCGACAAACGGCACTTGCTGAACCCCAGTCTTTTCACGATTTCGGCATCCTCGCCTTTCTCCACGAACTCATTCTCTCCCACAATGCCTATGTCGGCTATTCCGGTCGCCACGGACTGGGGGATGTCATCGTCGCGCAAAAACAACACTTCCAACGGAAAGTTGGCAGACTGTACCAGCAAAGTTCGCTTGCCGGCACTCAGTTTAATGTCCGATTCCTCCAGAAACGACATTGTTTCGTCGTAAAGACGTCCTTTAGCCTGTACTGCAATTCTTAACATGACTTTTTACGTTTGCTGTAATTCATAAAAAAACGAGGCTTACCGGCCCTAACACCGGCAAGCCTCGTTTCATTTCCTATGTTCTCTTTCACACACAGTCCCATCGCCCACCGGATTTTATTCGCCAGGATAATGATGATGGTAATGTGTCTTGAAAGTCTTCATTCCTTTTTCTTTTTAACGCGACAAAAATAAAGCATCTCCGCGATATATCCAAAATTTTATCACAAAAAAGATTACTTTTCTTTCAATCCGTTTTCCTGTCTATTGTCAGGCAAGACGTTTTCTCTGCTTCCATATCTGGCAGGAGCCACCGGCAACAGCGCAAATCCACGCATCCGTTGTCTTTGAAAACCACTCCCTCTGCCTCCAGCAATTCCCGTTGTTCCCGCCAATGCGGCACGGTACGTCCCTGGCTGTTTACCACCCGGTGACTGGGCATATCCAACGTGGCAGGGGCTCCCCGCAACACCCGCCCCACCAGGCGCGAGCAGGTAGGGAAACCTGCCAACCATGCCAGTTGTCCGTAGGTAGTGACCTTTCCGTAGGGAATGGCTGCCACTATCCCGAACACTTCCTGTCTGAATGCTTCTACATCTACCACGATGGTTCAGATTTCATCGGGCCAGGGGCACGGTTTGCCTGTCTTCTTGAACGAAGGTCGCTGTCCTCCGCACGAACGGAGGAAACTGCCCAGATCGGCCGACAATTTCTTTACTACTTCCGGATGGTCGGCGGCACAGTCGTGCTTTTCACCTATATCGGCAGGGATGTCATAGAGTTCTTTCTTTCCCGTCTCATAGAAGTAAATCAGCTTCCACTTGCCCTGTCGGATGGTGCAGGTCGCCCCGATGCCGGGTCCGGCTTCGCCCCACTCGTTGGGGCAATTCCAGTAAAGACTTCTGCCGG